TATGACTTCTTTTTGAGGTTTCGATAAAGGCATCTATCCCCATTGATCAGCCATAGCTTTAGCCATTCCAGGAAAACTCATATCCCTATTTCGTTCTTTATTAGAATACCATTTAGGCATTTTTTTACCTCCATGATTTACAAACTCGCCTTTATCAGCATCTTTATTAAATAAAGGTTCTGGGCCTAATGGGTGTGTAGCAACTAATTTAGATAAATTTTTAAGCCAAAAACAAGTTTTTTTTTGATATGGATCACCGAAATAATATGGGTGAACTGTTTGATCTGGCAATCTTAATTGAGTTGATAAAACAGATACAGGATTTTCTATACAAATCTTTTCAATATCTGCATTAAATAATTTTTTTACAAATTCTATTGCTAATTCTTGTTCTTTGTTTTTATTTTTAAACCATCGAGCACCACTAACTGCTAAATGTGTACAAGGTGGATTAGCAATCATTAAATCCCAATCTTTATCTAAATGATTTAGAACATCATCTTTTATATGATTTCCAGGACTCTCAGTATCTAATATATCACAAGAATATGCTTCATGTCCCTTTTCAGCAAAAGCATTTCTTATTAATCCAGAATATTCACAAGCAACTAAAACTTTTAATTTAGTCATATGACCATTGTAAAGGTTCTTCCGTTTGACTTGATTCTATTGTGTCCTGTTGTCCTAAAATATTTTTACCCAGGAATATAAGCATCGCTACATTTCCTTTATCTGCTGCTTTCCATTGTAATTGTCTCAATCTTATTTTTCCATTTACTCTTCCTTTTGTCAGAAATTCCGAATAACTCTTTTCAATAAGATCAGCACTACAACCGAAAAACTCGCCTATTTCCTTATTTGTACAACCGAATTGAGCTAATTTGATTACTTGATCAGTATCTATTTTATATTTTTTTGGTCTTGCCATTTATCCTCTAATCCCTTGAGTATAGGTAATTTTTTTTTAGCAGATTTTTTTAAATAAATCTAATTAATTTTTTCTGCTTTTATCTTTGTATAATTTTCAAATCTTTGAATAATTACATCAATGTATTTAGGATCAAGTTCCATTCCAAAACAATTTTTATTTAGATTTTCACATGCAATCAAAGAAGTTCCAGAACCTAAAAATAAATCTAATACATTCTTTTTTGTGATTACTTTTATAGCTGATTCAACAAATTTTACTGGTTTTGGGCAAGTATGTAAGTCTCTCAATCCGTCTAATCTATCACTATTAAAATCAAAATAATCAAGATCATATCTTACTTTTTTAGGTAAACTTCCAAATAAAAATATAGGTTCTATCTTCCTAAAATGAGATAATTTTCCGCCTGTTTGTTTATTTCTAGATAGCCAATAAAATATATCTTTAGGTCCCTTTTTTATCCAATATTCGTTATATTTCCAACCGGCAGTAATAAAATTAAACTTTGAATATTTTTCCAATAATTGAAACCATTTATCACAAAAAGCAAGATATTCAGCTCCTTCTATATCTTTATAGGAGTTGTATTCATAATCTAGGCCATATGGCGGATCAATAAACGACATTTCTATTTCTTCATCTTTTAATAATTTTTTTACACTTTCTTCATCAGTACAATCCCCACACATCAATCTATGACGGCCTAATTGATAGATATCGCCTTGTTTTATTCCTCTATCTGAAACTTTTTCTGGGATTTCATCTTCATCGCTAAAATATTCTTTATCATCTACAATAATTTTATCTAATTCTTTTGGATCAAATCCTAATAAATTAAGATCGTAATTATCATCTAGTAAATCTGATATCTCAACATTCAATAAATCTAAATCCCAGGCACTATCTTCATTCAACCTATTATCAGCAATTCTATAAGCTTTTGCTTTAGTTTCTGATAAATCTGCTATGAAAACAGGCACTTTTTTCAGTCCAAGTTTTTTTGATGCTAATAAACGAGTATGTCCCACAATCACAATCATTTTTTTATCTACGACTATTGGTTGTTGAAATCCATATTCATTTATAGAACTTGCAACTTTATCAATTGCTTGATCTTTTCTTGGATTATTATGATATGGGATTAATTTTTCTATTTCTATTTCTTGTATGTTCATTTTAAACTCCACAAATTCCGTCACATTCATCAAGGAAACTCATTTGTCCCTTTTCTTCATCAGTTCTCATATCTACTTCATCAATTGGTTTACAATCTCTATGAAGAAATAACTCATCTACAACAGAACCAGATTGAGAATTTTTAAATTTTTCTTGATCTCTTATCATTTTATCAAGCTCCAGGACTTCTTTCCATTCTTCTTTATTTTTCTTAATTTCTCGCCATTCTGCATTACTATGATAGGGGCAAAAAGTACATGCTGATCTAGGAGGTTTTGGATAGTTATTTTTTTCTAACCAATTAAAACAATCATGTCGTCTTAACTGTTTATCTACTAATGGATAATTATTAGTAATATATTTATGCATATTCATCTTCATTCTAAACATTTCGTCATATGAAATGCCCATAATCATTGTCACTTTATCATCTTTATTATATCTTTGTCCTTTTTTATAACCTAATAATTCTCTTACTTTTTGATGTATAGGTTTCAATTTATAGTCCCCAGTGCATTGACGGCGTAACATACTTTTTTTACCGCTATGAATATTTTTACTAAAAAAAGGGGCTGTAAAAGCTTTATATTCCCCTTTAGCTGCTGAAATAATATCTTCTTTTAAATTACGCCATTGAACTTTATAAACAGGATAAGATAATTGTTTTTCAAGCCATTCTAAATGTTTATAAACTAATTTAGGTTCTGCTCCTACATCTGAAAAAATTGCACAATCAACCATAGGAATTTCGCCTTTTTCAATCATCAAAGCTAAAGTAGTTGATTGAACTCCTGCTCCTAATGATAAAATTCTTAATTTCATAAGTATTCATTCCTCATTTCTAAATCATTGATCGCTTGTTCTCTCGTAATTAATCCTTTTCTTATTCCCATATCAATAATATCTTTGTTTCGTAAGGCATAATCCTTAATAAATTGAGTAACTTTATTATCTTTTATTGCATCTACAAACATTTTTACTCGTTCTTCATCTCTGTTGACAACTCCAAAACTATAAGTTTTTTCTGGAATTTTATCTAAATATTTCTTTGCAGATAACCAAAAAGCTGGTTGTTTTGCAAATTCTTTATCTTTTACTGAATCATAATAAGAATTATATAATTTAGCTAAATCTTCTGCTTTATCTTGCCATTCTTTTTCTATCCTTAAAAAATTCTTTTCTGCAGTCCCTTTAGAAACTTTATTAATTATTTTATCCCAAAATAAATTAAATAAAGGATTATACTTACTAGGGGATTTATTGGTAGGGGTAGTGGTAGAGGTAGGGGGGTTTGTGCTAGGTTTTTTTGGACGGCCACCTAACTTTCCATTTTCTTTAGAAGCTTCAATTCTTTTTGTAATATATAAATATTCTTGGAGTTGTCTTTCATTTTGATAATGATTGTTTATCAAAACAAAAAATTCATTCACTATTTTTTCACATGAAATCTTTTCCGAGTCAGTAATACAATTTGCTATTCTTAAAATAGTATTCATATCTTTAGGAAGTCCAGGACATTTTTTATTCCAATTCCAACAGAGCAGCCGTATATAAATTCCTATTTCTTGATTTGTTAAATGTTGTGTTCCTGCAATAAAATCTTCAGTAAATAAATACCAAGCTTTTAATTTTTCTTTAGGTTTCGAGTTCTCGTCTATAAACATATTCACCTCCATTTTTAATCTGTCTATAAAATTTTAAAGTGTATTCATCTATTTTATCATCTATCTCGTCTGGCGAATAATCGTGAAAAATATATTCGTCTTGAACTTTTGTAATAGCTTTATTCTGTGCTTTCAACCACAAACCTATAAAAACATCTTGGTTAATTTCATCTTCCGGTAATAAAATTTTAGTATTTCTTACTTGGACGACGCGGGACATTTTTATCTATGATCTCTGTCAAATCTATTAAGCATTGTTCTATATTCCCTTTTACTACAAAAAATGGCGTATTTAAAGCAACAGATTGGACTTTCCATAATTTTTGAGAATTCGATAATTGTCCCTTTTCATTCTTCAATTCTACATAAAGAAGTTTTCCAGGCGGATATTCTATTATAAAATCTGGGACTCCTGCTCTAAATCCCATTTTCTTGAGTTTCATTTGATATTGGACTGATCTTTTGCCCTCATTTGCTACATGAAAATGTCTAAATAGATAAATATCGGATAATTCTTGTAATAATAGATTACAGGCGATTTGAATTGATATTTCTTTGGTCATAGGGGCTAGACATAAATCCAACCCCTATGTGTAGTATAATTATGGAGGTCATACTACAATTATTCTTATAGTTACAATGCCTAAAAAAAGAATAATTTAATTATTATCGAAAAATCCCCATAAAACAAGGATATTTTTGTTAAAATAATGCTTCTAAAAACCTAGACAAACTGATAGGATATTTTTAATTTAATAATAATAATAGGAGGTCGATATGAGAACATCATATTTAAATACTACTAAAAACTTAAGAATAGAACACAATTCTGGAATTGATATTTATTATTCCTATTCAACTCCTGTCGCTTTTCGACAACATTCAGCGAAAGTTAGGAGTGATTTGAACGGTGTTCTTTGGGTAAGCAAAAATGTTTGGTCTAGAACTACAGGAAAACATTTAACTAAGATTGATGATGGCGATAAAGATTCAAGAATAGAACATGATTTATTTTTGAAACTTTTTGCTAGAGCTAAAAAAGAGGTTGGATATGATTCCTAAACCTTTCAAAGAAATCAAAAAAGTTGACCTTATCGAAAACGGTAAGGTCAATCATTATTTTAAAATTACTTTTTTAAATAACTCTAGTTCTGTTTTTGATAACAAAGGAAATGAGATATTAAGAAGTAAAATGATAAATAATAAAAAAAATGAAAAAAAATAAATATTTTCCTTATGGATATATGAGTACTCAAATTAAGGGATATTGTCCTAGAACAAGAAAACCTATTTTTGAATATACTCATACATTACCAAAAAGAAGAACTTACTACAAAATGTGTTGTAAGATTTCAATAATTTTGCTTCTGCTATGTTTTACGATTTTAATATTTGGTTGTAGTAGTAAACCAATCGTAGATAGCAGGGGCAAATCATCTGCAAATATCAATGGGGATATGAACAGATATCACGATGATTATTATACTTGTGAATCTCTTGTAAATGATAACACTAATAAAGTTATGGATACAGGAAAAACAATATATAATGGCCTTCGTTGGCGTATATTATGGCTTTCGCCCAAATTAGAAACTAGACAAGATTTAATAAATAATTGTTTAGAGGGTAGAGGTTATAATGTACTTAATAAATAATAATAATAGGAGGAACTATGACTAATGTTATAGATAAAATCTTCGATAATAGCGAAGATGGTAAACCGAACTATGCTATAGATTTAATAGACGGAACTCGTTTATATACTCGTGGCACAGTTCTAAATCCAATGCCTAAACCCGGTGATGCGATTAATTTTACAATAATTAATACGAAAACATCGTCTAATGGAAATCAGTATACAAATGTTAAGGATATACAAGTTGCTGATAATCATACAAATCAAGACGACGGATTTAGTCAATCTGCACCAATCAAATCAAATAGTATCAATAAAAGTGATACTCAAAGATTGGATATTTTTGTTACAGGAGTTGTTGGACGATCTATGGGAAGTGGACATTTTTCCGTAGATAATATCAATGAACTTACAAGAAATGCAGTAAAAGCTTTTAATGAAAATCTTAAAGGATCATAAAAAAGCATTTAGCAAATATTGGGGATATTCTGATCAAGATATCCCCATTTGTTGGTCTTGTTATAAAGGATATGCGGTGGATATTCATCATATAGAAAATAAAAAAATGGGCGGAAGCCCAGGAAACAAAAAAAATTCAATAGATAATTTAATCCCTTTATGTAGAAAATGCCATGATTTTGCTCATAAAGATAAATCATTCAATCAATCACTAAAAGATATTTTAAAACAAAGAATAGATAATAAGGAGTTTGAAGAAAACGAAAATGATTACTGATATATATACTTTAGATTTTGATCCTACGAAACTTTCACATCAAGAAGAAAAACTAGGATTAGAATTCGCTGATAATGATACTGCGATAGAACTTATGAAAAAAGAAGAAAAGATGATAATCGCAGAATTAACTCTTTATTACACTAAAAATGGCGGATATAAGAATATTACTGAATTAAATGGAAAAATTTATTCAGATAACAAGTTTAAGGATTTTTTTGATAGATACGAAAAAACCTTAAAAGCAAGGAATCAATCTAAAATTAGATTTGAAACCTTTAAAGCTTTTCGAAATGACTTAAGAACTAAAGTCGTTAACGAAAGGGAATTGGCAAAAAACTTATAGAAAGGAGTTAATATGAGCCAGAATACACAAATACTATCTTACCTAAAACAAGGTAAAAAATTAACCCCAATAACAGCATTAAATAAATTTGGTTGTTTTAGATTGAGTGCTAGAATTCTTGATTTAAGAAAACAGGGCCATAATATAAATACTGAAAATATTACAAAACAGGGTAAAACATTTGCACAATATTCAATGGAGGTCAAATGAGCAAAACAGGAGCTTGGGTTTTAGATATGCAAGAAGATGCAGGAAATCTAACTAAGGAAGAATTTATTAAAAAACATGGCGAGCATAATCTTGATTTATGGACTGAAGTTCACGAAGAACTTGGCGATCTTGAAGAAATGCAATCAAAACTTAAAGAAATGCAAACAAAGTTTGATAATGT